TTATTCACCTCTCGCAGCCTTACGCTTATCTTCTCTTATTTTGAAATACAGATTCGTCAGATAAGTCAGAAGCCCCAGAAGCAGACTTCCCAGCACACCAATCGCAGCCCACTGTGATGGACTGACCTGATCCAACCACTGCAAAAACCAGTAGCCGGCACTGCCGGCGGAGGTGCCGTAGGCAATGCCTGTTGATATTTTTTCCATCTGATACATATCCCGCCCCCCGACAGACCTGTGCTATCGGAAAGAAAAAAGGCCATCAGCAAAACTCTGATGGCCTGAATCACCTTTACCAATATTGTATGAAAAAACACGCACGTCTAATTGACAATAATTTTCATTTCCATTAAAAAAGATCGCGTAGCATTCTTAATTCATGAGGAACTTTACCCGCCAGCAATCTGAGTAGCGAAAGCTGTTCATCCCCAATGTTTTTGCTGGCGGGTCCTTTTTTCTACGGTCCTCCTCCCCGGAGGGGGCATTTCATTATTTTTCTAATCGTTACTGGTGAGAAGGCGGAAGAAAAAGCCAGTTCTTCGCCCCTAAATAACAGCATGATTCCAGTCCATGCAAAATCTGATTTCCAGCTCACACATACCGAGCGCTGTACAAAAAACCGCCAGCCAAGGCAGTTAAGAGTGTGTTCCCGGGGTTTGCTTAGAATATTTTGTAAGTTGTCCGAAGAGATATTTACAACACCAGAATGATGAATCATCAGTCCCCTGCCAGAGGTTCACTACGTAACCTGACCGACAATGCACCATTCTGGTGCTGAAAAAAGAGCACTGGAACTGCAACAAAACAACATCACAGAACAGGAGATGGTAAGGAGTCAGACATTCCCACACAATATTGTGTCAGTGCAAATAACAACCTTCGTCTCAAATCTCGCTGGAGCGGGCAGCGGGAATCGAACCCGCATCATCAGCTTGGAAGGCTGAGGTAATAGCCATTATACGATGCCCGCATATGGTGCCGACTACCGGAATCGAACTGGTGACCTGATGATTACAAGTCAGTTGCTCTGCCTGCTGAGCTAAGTCGGCGCTGGCCCACCACCGAGGACTCGAACCTCGCACCGTCAACTTAGAAGGTTGATGCTCTATCCGGATGAGCTAGTGGTGGTTGGTGGCCCTTGCTGGACTTGAACCAGCGACCTGGCGATTATGAGTCGCTCGCTCTCACCACTGAGCTAAAGGGCCGATAACATAATGATAACGTTACAGAATAAATTCAGCAATATCACTCTCTCTTTCTGATTGAATTCTGTACATCTCTTGCGGTCTGCTCAAAACGTTCAGCCTCCAGCTCGACACCAATTGCACGACGCCCCAGCGCCATCGCTGCTTTGACTGTCGAACCGGACCCCATGAAGAAATCTGCAACCAGGTCACCCGGACGACTGCTGGCGGTAATCATTTGCCGCAACATATCTGCCGGTTTTTCACAGGGATGTTTGCCCGGATAATACTGCACAGGCTTGTGCGTCCAGACATCCGTATAAGGAACGGCTGCCGATACGGAAAAATAACGCCGCAGGGATTTGTACTCTTCCAGCAGGCTGGCATACTGCCGGTTCAGCTCACTGTATGTGCTGACCAGTTGGTGATGTGGCTTTTCCAGTTCACCCCGCTGATGTTTCTCTTCTGCCACCCGGGCAAACAGCACCTGAAGTTTTCTGTAATCATCCTCATTCGGCAACTGCCACTGACTGGCACCAAACCAGTGGGAAACCATATTTTTCTTACCTGTGGCTTCGGCAATTTGTTTTGCCGTTATACCCAGTTCGGCACGAGCATCCCTGAAATACGATATCAGCGGTGCCATTATGTGCTGTTTGAGTTCCCTTTCTTTTGCCGCATAGCCGTCACTTTTGCCGCGATATGGCCCCTGGTAATGTTCAGCAAACAGAACGCGCTCTGTGGCAGGAAAATATGCGCGCAGACTTTCTTTATTACACCCATTCCAACGTCCGGACGGCTTCGCCCAGATGATATGGTTAAGCACGTTGAAACGTTCACGCATCATGATCTCAATATCAGATGCCAGGCGATGCCCACAGAACAGGTAAAGGCTTCCGGCAGGTTTCAACACCCGCCAGAACTGGGCCAGACAGTGGTCCAGCCACTTAAGGTAATCTTCGTCCCCTTTCCACTGATTGTCCCAACCGTTAGGTTTCACCTTGAAGTAAGGCGGATCGGTAACAATCAGGTCAATGGAATCATCAGGCAGGGACTGAATAAAATGCAGGCAATCAGCGTTGATTAAATCAACACTGTTTATTTTTACAGTATTTTTCATGGATCAGTAAGCGTAACTCTGGTAGGCTCACTCTGCTTTTGCGCTAAAGCAGTGGGCCGTGGTTCGCTTGTGACCAGTAAGCATGAGCGAATGGCTGGCAGGTGCTACCAACACCCACCAGCCGCCCATTTTCACAGCAGGAAACCGCCATTACTGGCAGCGTCTGAATTTATTCCCGTACCCGCCGTTATCCTTCGCCAGACCCGCCAAAACTAACTGAGTCAGTATTAACTGGCACCGGGCTTCGCTTACTCCGGTAGTTCTCGTCATCATGCGTGGCGTTACCCACTTGTCAGCAGGTAAGAAATGAAGGACTGCGGCGGCGGTTTCTGTCATATCTTGCTGTTTTAGCATGTCTTTTTCCCTTCTGGTTAACATGACATACCAATAACTCTTGTCTAAAAATCCAGCAAGATAAAAAGTCAGTATTCACGACCACCAGCGTGTTTACTGTACTGCACCAAGTTTACAGGTACAAAAACCCGCTCAGTGGCGGGTTCTTAAATCTTATCAACGGTAGACATACAAAGCCCATCGTTGGGAAAATCTTATCCATATTTTTTGAAAAATGCAAGCATCATGTCGCCATCTTCGGCAAAAATCATTTATCTTGTCACTTTTCTCAATTGTGTCTCTGCATATGCTTCTTCCTGCCAGCACTTTGTAACCAGTTTATCAATGACATCTGCATATCCTTTGTACCACTGATAATCCGTCAGATCCGGTACCAGCTTCTGGACATGATGCCGCGCCAGTGTGGTTGGTAAACGGCTAAACCGGTTTCCATTGCAACGCCCACAAATCTTATAAACAGGCGCACCATGAAGCCGGGTTCTTTTTTCATCCAGTACAATACCTTTCCCCTTACACCCTCTACACGCTGTGCTGACCTCTCCCTTACCATGACAATGCTGACATAGTTCCTTCACCCACTCTTCCTTGATAACAGATTCCCCGCTTCTGGAGTGTTTCACCACTTCGCGCAATACATTATGAAATCCAGTACCAGCACAATGCTCACAGCGAGCCTTACTTGCCGCAGACCTGGAATAATCAGCAAAGGCAAAATTCACAAGGTAAGGGATGATCTGTAACCGGGTTTCTTCACTCAATTTGTTCAATGTCGGGTTATCCAGTGCCATCGCGTAATTGAGCAGACCTTCAATCGCAAACTGAGGATCCTGAACACCAACTTTTGCCAGGAATAAGGCAAACCCAAGCGGTGCTTTCGACTGCACCATCCCCTGCGCAGCCATTACATCCGTAATTGTTAAACCACCAGAGCCTGTCGCCGGTGCGTCATCGCTCAATTTTGGAGATTTTGGGGAGTAATATTTCGGTAAGGCTTCAAGGTTCATGCTCGTTCTCCACTTACGCCAGCACGCCAATTGCCAGCGCGCGATCGATAAAACGAAATATCAGCTCCAGCTGGGAGCCATACTTCTCTTCAAATGCCACGGTATCCGCATGCAGCTCGTCGTGATGCTTTCTGCACAAAGGCAACACAAAGAGGTCATGCGCTTTTGTACCCATCCCGCCCTGACCGTGGCCTATCAGGTGGTGGGGATCATCAGCAGGCTTTCCACAACATGCACACGGCTGCGTCTTAACCCAGCGCGTGTACTTTTCGTTAACCCAGCGGCGACGTTTTGGGCGTAACATAAAAGACTCCGGCGACTCCGGATCCACTTTCAGCGCCAGCACCTTTTTCGCTTTATCCTGGATGATGCTGGTGGCAGGAACCGAAGGCACAAGGTCACTTTCCCGGGTGACAGACGGCACAACAGGCTTCGGTAATCTCAGTGCCTTACGGGCTGCACTTTCCGGTAAGGCATCCGCCAGGTCATTACGAACCAGCCACCAGCACAGTTCCGGCATTGTCACAACGTGACTATCATCAAAACCGAGATCCCGACGCACGACAGACAACACCCAGCGGGCACAGTTATCCGTTGCCATTGATTCCAGCCGTTCCGTGAATTGATCGCGCAGCTGGTTATCGCAGTGCCAGCACAGACGGATTGCGCCCGGCGCGTGTCGCATTGTGGTCATGTTCTCGCTGTGCCAGTCGGAATGAGGCCACTGGCAGCCTTTTTCACGAAGTAACCAGCTTTCAAGACATTCCACCCCACCAGCACGACGGATCACTGCCTCATTGCGGAACACGGCCCGAACGGCAGGATCATCCGCCAGCGGTTGTGATGCCGCCGGAACGGCACCACTGGCGAAAGATGAATAACGTTCCGGCTCAGGCTCCAGCAGGACACGCCCCTGCATAAACAGGGGCATCAGCTCTGAACCTGGCCTGAACAATACGATCCCCATACGCGGGGCAATTTCAGGGGTCAGTAGTGCTCTCACGGTCACCTCAATGAACGGTATCGAGCAGCTTTAACAGCTCAGGGAATCGGGATTCGAAGAAATGCGGCTGCGTCTCGCGCGGATTTGCGGGACTGGTGATGTTCTTGCCAAACATGCAGCCTTTCGCTGTCAGCGACCAGAATTTTTTGATGTTGTTAATCGCGGTACGGCTGTATCGTTCGCGCTGCTCGACGATCCCCAGCTTCACCATCTGGTGATATGCCTGATTAGCCGTCAGGCGGATACCATACTGCTTCAGCAGTGCACTCAGTGACAGCGTGGGGCGGCTTGAGCCATCAGGCGCGTCAGCAGGAGCATCAATGGCATAGCGCGGTGCCAGATTCGGTAAGCCAACAGCCTCCTGGAGTTTCTGACAGGCCCCAAGCACTGAAGAGTTAGACAGGTTTAACTCCCTGCGCATAAAGTCCAGCAGGATCACGCCAGCCTGCATCTTGTCAGCAGCCTGTCCGGATAATTTTTCCGGTGCGCTGGTTACCATATCGAAAGTACGGATCACCTTCAGATGGAATGACGGGCTGATCCACATTGCATAGGCATACACCAGTTCCTTGCAGACATACGTTCCCCGTTCATTTCCCCCATGAATCACACTCACCGGGTCAACACCCAAATTCTGGGTGTTGGTCAATTCATGAACAAGCTCAACAGTTTGTTGGCTGGAAAGAAACTTTCCCGGCTCCTTGGTTCTGGCATTTGCACCAGATGCTACTGCTGCGCGATGCAGATCGTTCAGGCTGTAACGCCCATAAGCATCACGACGAACTTCAATACCATCAATGACCATCAGATTATTCATACTTCGTTTCTCCTCTTGATCAGGCGGCTGCACCCGCCGTTTTCTCGTACTTACTGATAGTGATCTCGACCTTCCCTTTCGGGATAACCGGTCCCCACTCCACCAGCATTCTTTTCACCTGACTGTCGTCTTCCCACACACCCGCGTGGGTCAGGGCGTCAAACAGCGCCTTGTTATAGTTGTCCAGATCGCGGATCCGGTTATCCGGAGGAAACAACACGATCTCCACTGAAGCAGGTGCCGACGTTGGTTTCGGCAGACGACGTAACTGCTCAACTATTGCTGCGCACGCCGCGCTCTGGAATTTTCGCCCCGCCGAGCTTATCAGGCTCTTACCAGCAAACGCCCCTTTGTTGGAGTGTCGCCAGTACGTGTTCACGCTGGGCGGAAAAGGCAGGATCAGCTTCATACTTTCAGGTCCCTCTCATGTAACCAGTGGGTTGCACGCAGCCTTGCGTTTTCCTCACCGGCAAGCAGTGCGCGGATAATCCCGACCGCCTCGCTGTCGTCGTCCTTCACCGCGGTATGAAGCGTTATCCCCCGGGCCACGCCACGCTTTATCGTGATGACGCCTTTTTTCTCCAGTGCGCGAAGATGCTCCACCGCTGCATTCACTGAACGGTATCCCAGCATGGTTGCCACCTCCTGATTGGTTGGCGGGAAGCCACGTTCTTTCTGATAAGAAATCAGCATATCCAGCACCTGCTGCTGGCATTGAGTTAACGTCGTCATGCCGCCATCTCCCTGACCAGTTTTTCCGCCTGCTGGCGAACCTGCGCCAGAAACGCCTCACCACATGCCTCAAGTTCATCGCGCCCGATGTAGCTGATTGCCGGTCCCTTCCAGGTCTTATCGAAAACAGCAATAGCACCAGCGAAGAAAGCGCCTGTCGGCACCTGCTTCTCATCCTTCGGGATAAACCAGGCAGGCAGTTCAAAACCAATACGCCCGCGAATAAAAGCAATATGGTCCGCATCTTCCGGCCACCACACTTCGCTGGTGGCAGCTTTGATCAGGAAAACATAGCGCCCACCCTTATCACGCATGGCACTGGCATGTTTCATGATGTAACGCATGCCGGTGATGTATTGCCCCTCATGCTGACTGGCGCGGCTGTATGGGGGATTACCAAAGGCAGCCCCTTTAAGCTCCGCAAGACGTTCTGACCAGTCATGCGCCAGCGCGTTGTCTTCCGCCGTGTAATACGCAGCACATTTGGCGTTATCACCGTCAGTGAACAGATCCAGAACAAACGGGCCAAACAGGGTGTTAATTCCCCAGAAAATGTTGTCCGGCGTGCGCCACTGATCACCCACTTCCTTCAGTTCATGGGCTGGTTTGTTCCTCAGTTCCACCAGCTCCTGGCAATATTTATTACTCATTAAGCCCCCACGTAATTCCCTGACAGATACCACTCATCACCCGATACAGCGCGCTTGCTGCTTTTCCGTAAACACTGCTCACGACGCGCCAGAAAATTGTTTCGTTCTGGCTGGGAGTGGCTTTCACGGAATGCCGCCATCCACACCGTTGCAGCACGACGGTATAAGCCCCTGGACTCCAGTTCTTCCGCCTGGCGGGTCAGGCACAAAATCACCCGGGGATCGTTAGTGCCGACATAGAAATTGCGCACAGGTCTGGTTTCACGAACTGGTTGTGGTTCCGGCTCCTGCGCTCTCTCAGTCAGGCGTGGGAAATGTCTGCGTGTATCTCCTTCACAACGGTGAGCCACACGCCCACTCTGACGTAACTTGCTTGCTGACTGCAGAACGCGCTGCCGTGAGTAACCTGCAAAAGCATCCGCAATGTCTCCGGAAGTACACCCCGGATGGGCTTCAATGAATTTCTGAACGTCATTCAAAAGACTCATGATCACCCCCTGAATCCTGCCGGGATCTGGCTGTAGTCCACGTTGTCGTAACTGGCTTTGAAGTACGGGTCCTCGCGTCTGGCTGCAGATACCGCAGGAACTTCCCAGGATTCTTCGAAATGACGATCCGGACCAAAGAACGTGACAGCCTGTTTCACAAATTGTGTGCCGCTGTTACCCATCGCAGATACCCAGCCCGCGTAGCGTTTCACACCTTCCAGCATGGTTTCGGGGTTTACCCCCTCATTCAAACGGGCTTTCCAGGCTTTGAAGGCTGCAGATTTTGAATTGCCACCAGCACGTTTGGGATAGGCCAGCCATGCCTGCTCAAACTCCGGAGAGTATTCCGGTCGGTTTGAACTAACTCGCACAGACTCATCAGCAGATGCACCAACAGCTATTGGTTCATTGACTGGTTCTTTGACTGGTTCAAAAGAGTGACTGGTTCTGGGTGAATCTCCTGCACTACCCCCTAGTGCAACTCCTGCACTACCTGGTGAATTTGCTGCACCAGATAGTGAATTATTTGCACTACCCCCTAGTGAATCTCCTGCACCATCCAGATGAAGGAGATAGATATTACTTGAGTTACCTTTTTCACCTTTCCGGGTGACTTTTTTTACCAGCCCGGACTCACAAAGGGCCGCAATATGATTCATCACAGAACGTTTGCTAATCTCGCACTGGTCAGCAATATGCTGGTAGCTGGGCCAGCACTCACCCTGATCGCTGGCATTATCAGCCAGCTTGATCAGAACCAGTTTTCGCAATGGATTACCCACTCGAATTTTCATCGCTTTAACCATCAGCTCCATACTCATGCTGCACCTCCGAGATGCTTCATGTTTTTTCCGGAGCGAAAGGCTATAAGCGGCATACTGACGCGGTAATTACGGCCCAGCGGTTCACAAATCACCTTCTGACATTCACGGTCAACCAGGCTAACACGTAGAACATGCCCTGCAGGCGTGGTGTACCACTGACCCGGACGAGGACAACGGAAAGTCTGATTGGTAAAACGTTTGAAAATATTCCGGATCATTTACGCCCCCTTACCTCTGAAGGGTTCAGCGACAAATTTATGAGACTGGCCAGTAGCGCCGCGTCGTTGATGCGGTCATACAGACTTACAGCCAGCGGGGATTCGGCTTTTGCCAACATGGGATAAAGCTGCTGCAGCCAGACCTGATGAATTGATGAAATGTAGGAATAGAGAACGCTGGCGTTATGTGCAACGTCGCTCAGTACAGAGGGATTTGAAAGCTGTTTCTCCATCTGGTTAAAGGCATTGATGTATGCCTCTTTGAACCGGGCAGCACGTTTACCCGTGAAACCCATAGCAAGAAACGCAAAGCCGTCGCGGGTTATTTGATAGCAAGGAAGTTTGCGAGTACCGCCGTTGGGCTGGCGTACCAAAATTGATGTCTCCGCAAAATTGCGGGCACAAAACTCTGGAGAACAATCCAAAATGCGGATCTTTTTCAGAACATCGTCATGACGTTTAGAGAAGAAGTCAGCAACAGCCAAAGAAGATGTAACAGCCTGACCATCAACGATGGCAATTTCAGGTTGAGAGAGGGTTGGGAGAGTAGTCATGGTGACAGCCCCGGTAGTCAGTTTTTTAGAAAACTCACCACATGGGACGCCAATCACAGAGGTGGTGAGACGTACAGGGTTGGCGTTACCGGAGACTACCGAACCCGGCCCGACCGAAGTCGGCCCTGTACGCCCCACCATAATTTGGGCGTAGCAATGCTCATGACACGAAAAAACCGCATGAGCGCGGTTATGCTCAGTAATCAATTTCAGGACGCCAATCCCGGCACCCGTTTTATAAGGTGCCTGAACAGTGTAACGTCCCGGAATGGCAGAATCAATGTGCTGGTGGTCCTTCACACTCAACAAAATCACGCCTGAATTTCCACAAAGGACTAAAGCACTCATGCGGGTAGTCTTTGCGAAGATAGATAACGCGCTGTGTTTCTGGCTCCCAACGAATAACATGAACATAAAGTCCTCTTCCGTCACGAAACCAGCGGTTAAGTTCCTGCACAACTCGCCCCCCACAGTCAGGTAAAGTTCTCTGTGGTTACTTACAGCCAGGTGATTTGGTAATCTGCATTCATGCCGTAACAACAGGTGTGCAGCGACACTGACCACCAGCTGTTGCGACAAACGGTTATTTGCCGTTAAACTGTTCATGCGTTAGTTTCTCCACAACCAGAAGCAATCGACGCCACGACGCCCGGAGCTGCACACTCGCGGGCGTTACTCTTTTCCGGCGCACAAAAAACACGAAATAACAGTGTTAAATGCTCCTGCCACTTCGCCATTACTTGGTAGCTGTTCTCTTCGATTTGCTCACGCTCAGCTTGGTCAATAACTCCATCAGCAGTTGCCTTGCGTAAGTACTGGGAATGCTTGCCAATCCATTCTATTGACTCCATCAGCCGCTGATTAATGTCACCATTGTCAATGTCATCAATGACCACCAGCGGCACAAACACCCCATTACTACGACGGGCTATTGCATCTGTTACATGCCTGGTACCACTGGCATCCTGTAAAACCATGGCCCACTCAAGTGGAAAAATTTGATCCCCACCGCTACGCAGTCTGTTATGCAATTGATCTTTTGCTGGGGTGATATCATCAGATTTATACAAACCAAGAATTTCTGCTGCTTCCTCATAGCCATGAGGTAAATCAGCAATCGTTCTTCGTATTGCTGCCACCAGCCATGCTGGTTGTTTATCAACTTTCCATTCAGGTTCTTTACCCACGGTTAATTCCTCATTTCTGTGGTTACGTTTACGCAGCTGAACCGCTAACTTTTGAATAGCACTCAGGTAATCCATCATTTGGATTGGGGTAAATATCAGGACGCAGTTCATGAGGGGTCACGGACCAGTTTCCCAACTCACAAAGTTGTAAAACCCGTTCTGACGGGACTTGATTGTTAATTACCCAATTAGCGACGGATTGAGTGGACTTAAAACCAAAGCGACGGGCTACTTCAGATAAAGATTTTCCCGCAGCTTTTACTGCTTTCTCTGTGTAGTTTTGAGATGACATACCTTTCTCCTCTGAAATTCAGAGGGATAATGCTACTTAAAATAGCAAAATGCAACTACTTAAAATAGAAATGACTAGCGTATGTGATGTGAGTAATCTTCTACCTATGGTAGAAGAACAGAAGTATCCAGATTTCGCCAAGAGACTAAACGAGCTAATGACAAACAAGGGAATTTCTGTCACCCAACTCAAAAGTCTTGTGGGCGTTACATATGAAATGGCGCGGCGATACACAATCGGCGCTGCGAAGCCTCGTGCCTCTGTCATGAATAAACTTGCATTGGCTCTGGGGGTATCAGCTTCATATTTAGAATATGGTGTTGGCGAGAGAGAAGGATGTAAGGAAATGACAAGCATCCCCAATCCAACAAAACCCGATGTATACAGGATAGAAGTTTTGGATCTTAGCGTTAGCGCAGGACCTGGGACCTATATGCTTTCAGACTATGTTGATGTGCTCTACGCCATTGAGTTCACAACAGAACATGCCCGTTCTCTTTTCGGCAACCGTTCTCAGGATGATATTAAGGTTATGACTGTAAATGGCGATAGTATGTCCCCTACTCTCGTTTCCGGAGACCGACTGTTTGTCGACATTTCTGTTCGTCACTTCCAGACTGATGGAGTTTACTCTTTCGTTTACGGTAAGACTTTTCATGTCAAACGTCTTCAAATGCAAGGTGACAAGCTAGCCGTTCTTTCGGATAACCCCGCCTATGAGAAATGGTATATCGATGAAAAATCGCAGGATCAGCTTTATGTAATGGGCAAGGCGTTGATTCACGAATCTATAAAATACAACCGATTGTAAAACTCAATCCTTTCAGGATTAAAAGATCTAAAAGGATAATAATAATGAAATCTGAACTATTTCATAACGAAGCAAATTCAGAAATTATCACCGCAGATGAGTTTATTGATTTCATAAACTCTTTCAAAAAGCCTTTAATTTGCCAAATTTGCGGAAATCAATCATGGAGTGTAGTCGGTACTCTAGAACTTGAAGTTGAAGACAATCAGCCAAAACATCACGTAATCGAAGTTCTCAGCTATGCCCAATACAAACCTGAAACTGATAGCGCTATAAATTATCCTGGTGGTATGCCGCTGTTTCGAATCACCTGTGATCACTGTGCACATGTACTTCTTTTTTCTTATAAAAAAGCTAGATCATTGATCCAAAAAAGAAAAATGAAAAAGAAGAGGATGGGAAATGACGCGACCTTATCTCAGAGCAGTACCAAACTGTGGATCTGGTATTGATAAGTGTGACCTTTACCCCAATGTTAAGAACAGGCTGCGCGTCGGTATAGAAGAAATGTATACTGATTTTATCGAATCCGCAGATGAAACTTACAAAACTGATGGGGGAAATAAAATGTCATCAGTTAGTCGAGAAGAAATTCAAGCACTTTTAGCTGCCAATAAAGCAGAAATGGAGTCCATTGCATCCTCTATTAGAGTTGAAATGGCTTTATCTCGCGAGAACACAAACGTTCAGCTAGCATCTCTAAATTCAGCCATCAATTCTATCTCTTCGAAAATCGAAGGCAAAATGGACAGTGTTGACGGGGATGTGAAGGCCATCAATGGTAGATTCGAAGGTATACAAGGCCAAATTACTGGAATAAATACAGCCATTAGTGGTATTCAATCTGGAATTTCTACCAGACTTGCTATTTTTGGAGTTATCATTGCGGTCATAGTTGCATTACCTAGCATAATTTCTGCTTTTAAAGATACTTCGCCAGTAGTTCAACCAGTTACACAACAACCAAGTGTTAAACATCTCAACCAAGAACCAATTACTCCACAAGTATTACCTCCGCAGGGAAAAGCAAACTAAACCGGCTTTATGCCGGTTTTTTTCTATACAAACGCCCCCTCTTTGTCTTGAATCACATCACAACACATTTAAAAAACATTTTAAATTCAAAGCATTAAACGCATCAACGCATATCAAACAAATTATCTACTTTTAGTTGTTGATTTTTGCTACTTTTGGTAGCAGAATTATTTTAACGACAACGAACAGGCAGGACGCCCACGAAGTAGCCGCCTGGGGCATATGAAGTCCAGGATGATTCGTTAGCAACAAAAAAGCGCCCTACAGGACGCTTAGCTCTTTAACAATCTGGATATCCACAACAGTAGTAATCTACAGATTGCCGTTAAGTTTTCTGGACAACTCCTCAATGGATGGAGGCGATACGTAATCCGGATTTTTATTCATCAGAAACTTATTTTCACAGTGGAGGCACCTGCTTTTATGAAAAAGCTCATCTTCGCTAACCGGGAATGGTTGAAGTATCGATACTATCTTTTGTCCAAAACATTTTGGGCAAAGATGCATGGTTATGCTGCCACCGTTCACGATTACCTCCTTCGAGTATACAAAAGTACCCGACTCAAGTTGGTTAAGGATATAGCCTTCCGTCTGAGCCTCAAAGTTTTCGAATTCTGCAATTTTAGCTTTGAGAGAAGCATTTATTTCTTGATAAGAGCCCACCAGTTCAACGAGAGACACGCATTCGCGCTGAATAGACGCAAGCTTTGAGTTCAGCTCACCAATAGCCGCATTTACTTCAGCTTGAGTTTTTGCCTCGTTCATTAGTTTTGCAATCTGGGCTGTTTCACGAATAGCCGTCATTGCTGCCGTTAATTCAGCGATCACATTGAATACTCTTATTGTTGTTGGGGATATCCAGATTAACCGAATCCTTGTTGTTGGGGAATAACCAGGTCCACCTCGCCTGATGTGGCTAAAAGCAGGCACATAACAGCTAAGTATTTTCAACCAGAGAGAATCCTTAGCGTTGTGGTGAATGCGGCTCAGCGCACGCGGGTTAAGGTTGAGGCTGACAGTCGACCTTCTGTGGATACCCACCCGTCTGGTGTGCAACCTTCGCCAGGCACCGGGAGGCACCCGGCACCACAACTTTATGCTGTGTGTAGTCCTGGCGGTACCAGTTTGTACCCTTGCTTCCGGCTGGTACCGTCCTTTTTACAAAACAGAGAAGAGCATCACCGGACGACGGGCTCATAACCCAATCCATCCGGGCGGCTGCCACCGCAGGTGTTCTTCTCTGTTTTGTGGAGAAACCAACCGGCCTTGCAGGGTCGATATGATGAGGAGCAGCAAAATGGCTAGCGAACGCAGTACTGATGTGCAGGCATTTATCGGGGAGTTGGACGGCGGCGTATTTGAAACCAAAATCGGCGCAGTTCTCAGTGAAGTCGCTTCAGGTGTGATGAACACGAAAACCAAAGGTAAGGTCTCACTCAACCTGGAAATCGAACCATTTGATGAGAACCGTGTGAAAATCAAACACAAACTCTCATATGTTCGCCCGACTAACCGCGGGAAAATTTCCGAAGAAGACACCACCGAAACGCCGATGTATGTCAATCGCGGTGGTCGCCTGACTATTCTGCAGGAAGACCAGGGACAATTACTGACTCTTGCCGGTGAACCTGACGGAAAACTCCGCGCAGCAGGTCATTAATATCGTTCTTAATTAACCGATTATTTATCTCATCACTGAATATCTTTATATAGTGAGGACTTATTATGTCTCAGAACTTAGACGCAACCGCAATTAATCAAATCCATGCCCTTATTTCTGCTCAGGGTGTTAATGAAATTATCAGTAAGATTGGTGCCGATGCTGTGGCATTACCTGAAAATTTCCGCATTCATGATCTGGAAAAATTTAATTTAAATCGCTTCCGTTTCCGTGGTGCGCTTTCCACTGCCAGCATCGATGACTTTACCCGTTATTCTAAAGATCTTGCAGATGAAGGCACCCGCTGCTTTATCGATGCCGATAATATGCGTGCCGTCAGTGTGCTTAACCTGGGTACTATTGATGAACCAGGTCACGCAGATAACACTGCCACTCTCAAACTGAAAAAGACAGCACCGTTCTCTGCTCTGTTGTCTGTTAACGGCGAGCGTAACTCCCAGAAGTCACTGGCAGAATGGATTGAAGACTGGGCCGACTACCTTGTGGGCTTTGATGCTAATGGTGACGCCATTCAGGCAACCAAAGCGGCTGCGGCGATCCGTAAAATCACAATTGAAGCGAACCAGACCGCTGATTTTGAAGATAATGACTTCAGCGGCAAACGCTCCCTGATGGAGTCTGTCGAAGCGAAGACCAAAGACATTATGCCTGTGGCATTTGAATTTAAATGCGTTCCGTTTGAAGGTCTGAAAGAACGTCCGTTTAAATTACGCCTCAGCATTATCACTGGCGATCGTCCTGTACTGGTTCTGCGCATTATTCAGCTGGAAGCGATGCAGGAAGAAATGGCTAACGAATTTCGTGATCTGCTTGTTGAGAAATTCAAAGACAGCAAAGTAGAAACCTTTATTGGTACTTTCACCGCCTGATTTCATTACTGCAAATGCCCCTGCGGGGGCATTTATGGAAACGTAATTAACTCAATAATCACCGGATGGTGAGAGCTTCCTTTTAGCAGAATTCAGCGCGGTGCAGCGCATATAAAGTGGAGAACGAAATGTCATTTATTAAAACTTTTTCCGGGAAGCATTTTTATTATGACAAGATAAATAAAGACGACATCGTGATTAACGATATCGCAGTTTCCCTTTCAAATATCTGTCGCTTTGCAGGACATCTTTCACACTTCTACAGTGTCGCCCAGCATGCGGTGCTTTGCAGCCAGCTGGTGCCGCAGGAATTTGCTTTTGAAGCGTTAATGCATGATGCAACAGAAGCATATTGCCAAGACATCCCCGCGCCACTGAAACGACTTCTTCCTGACTATAAACGGATGGAAGAAAAAATAGACGCCGTAATCCGTGAGAAATACGGGTTACCTCCTGTTATGAGCACGCCAGTGAAATATGCCGATCTCATTATGCTGGCAACCGAACGCCGTGATCTCGGGCTTGATGATGGCTCTTTCTGGCCTGTTCTGGAAGGTATCCCGGCAACAGAGATGTTCAAAGTTATTCCACTGTCGCCAGGCCATGCCTATGGGATGTTTATGGAGCGTTTTAACGAGTTATCGGAGTTACGCAAATGCGCATGAATGTTTTCGAAATGGAAGGGTTTCTTCGCGGGAAATGTGTACCGCGAGATCTGAAAGTGAATGAAACAAATGCTGAGTATCTGGTGCGTAAATTCGATGAAGTACGTGCTGAGGCTCGCAACGAGGGTATTAACTATACCGCAAGCCGTCTTGCTGCTGCTTTCAATCACGGATTTATCAATAAGCCTTTGGCTGAAGTTTTCGACGTTACACGCATGATTCTGTCAGCAAAAGAAGAGTTAGCTAATGAATCGCATCCGATTGATGGCCTGTCCGGTGAATATGCAGAGAAATCCCTTGAAGAATGGGCGGAACGGCTTCGCAAAGGAGGCAGCCAGTGACTGGACATGCAGCAATCCTCGACATGTGCTGTGGCAGTCGCATGTTCTGGTTCGATAAGAATGACGACCGGGCGATATTTAGCGATATCAGAAAGGAAGAGCACACATTGTGTGATGGACGACGCCTGATTATCAGTCCTGATCTGATAGCTGATTTTCGTGCACTACCATTTGCAGACGCATCTTTTTCGATGGTTATATTCGACCCTCCGCATCTTGAGCGTGTTGGTGATAACGCCTGGATGGGAAAGAAATATGGACGGCTGAATAAAGATACCTGGCGTGATGATTTGCGGCAGGGATTTAAAGAAGCCTTTCGTGTGTTGCGTCCATCCGGCGTTCTGATTTTTAAATGGAATGAAACGCAAATACCTGTTCGCCAGATATTGGTACTGACCGACAGAAAACCTGTTATCGGTCAACGAACAGGAAAAAACGATAAAACCCACTGGATTATTTTTATAAAATAGGCATCCAGTGAGTAGGTTCGTAAGGTTACAGATACGTATATCTGAATAATTAAATTCAGTTCTGTAAATAAAATTTAATCCTTAACCGGAGGGATTCCTGCACCCTCAGAACATCAGGAGACCGCCCGAAAGGGCGGTAATGAAAAATGGCTGAATTAACCAAATGGCTACAAAACACGATTACCGGAATTGAAACGGTAGTAGACGATAAATCGTTTGTATGTGATGAAATAGTATTCAAAATCGATGTGGTTAAAAACGTACTTACCGCATTTAAAGTCGCGCTGGCATCGCTGGAAGCAGAGCCGATAGGTTTCCGTTGCAGGCGCAATGATAACCTTGGTGACTGGAGTTACGTATATCATCGAGAGCCAGATGATTTTGAGCGCAAACATTTAGTGATAGAGGGCATTTACGCCGCCCCTCCAGTGCTAGTAGTACCGGAAGAAAAACCAATGCCTAATCCTCTTAGCATGTACGCGGTCGATGCTGTTGCCGCTATTGCAGAGGTGAGAGGCTGGAACGCCTGCCGTGCCGCTATGCTTCAGGGGAAAGGAGAGTGATATGACCACTATAACCGATAAGAAACAGTATCCCAGCGATCAATATCTTAATGAGCTGATCACCAACATGGAGTTTGCTGCAAGGGCACCAGTTGAAGTCGTGAGAGCGATGGCAGCAGAGCTACAGAAGCGGCGCGAAGCTGATAGTGCAGAACCTGTAAGCCAAACTTACAACTTGCCAGAATTAATCGAAGGCATGGAAGTTTCCATTGATGTAAGCACTTGTGATGCTGATTTAGGTAATCGCTATTTCGGCACCGTAACCGAGGCGTTAGAACTTGATACTGCCAAGAATGGTTACATCCTCCTGGTTCAGGACGCAGAGCCAAACTTCGATGTAAATGGCAACTCTCCGGTAACTCCGGATGGTTGGATAAGCTGTAGTGATCGAATGCCTGAAAAGGGCCAGAACGTGCTTATTTCGGTGAATTTCGATAGCTCTCTGGTTGAACCGCTAATATGCTCCGCACGCTATACCGGAAGCACCTTTCGGCGCGGAGATGCAACGATTAAGCCGGGTAATGGTATTGAGCAAGCAACTCACTGGATGCTGCTACCGGAACCGCCGCAGGAGGTGAAGTGATGAACAACTTAATGATCGACCTTGAGACGATGGGGAAAAATAAGGATGCACCGATCGTTTCCATTGGCGCGGTGTTCTTCACTCCAGAAACCGGAGACATCGGACAAGAATTCTATACGGTTGTCAGCCTGGACAGTGCTATGGAGCAAGGGGCCACACCTGACGGCGATACCATCCTGTGGTGGTTGAAACAAAGCCCTGAAGCACGAGCTGCAATCTGTATTGATGATACTTTGTCGATCAGCGATGCACTCTCTGAACTGAGCCATTTCATTAATCGGCACGCAGACAATACGAAATATTTAAAAGTTTGGGGTAACGGGGCCACCTTCGACAACGTAATTTTACGCGGAGCTTATGAACGAGCGGGACAAATCTGCCCGTGGGCGTACTGGAATGACCACGATGTACGCACGATCGTTACGCTTGGGCGTTCCATCGGATTCGACCCAAAAATGGACATGCCTTTCGATGGCGAACGGCACAACGCCCTGGCTGATGCCCGTCATCAGGCAAAATATGTTTCCGCTATCTGGCAGAAACTAATTCCTGCCACCAGCACAGAATTATGATTTTCCCGGGTGCAGCCGGTTTTGATGGAGAAAATTATGAACACCTTGTTTTTACTGATGGCTGAATTCAATACCCCTAACATTGAACTCTCAGCAGTTAGCCAAAAGTACTTTGGCATGAGTCCAGCCACGGCAGAAGCAAAAGCAAACGCTTGTAAGTTGCCCGTTCCAACATATCGCATCGGCACATCACAAAAAGCAAAACGTTGCATCAATATTCAGGATCTTGCGGAATACATAGACAAAAGGCGAGAAGAAGGGCGTGCTGAGTGGGAAAGGGTCAGAACCCATAAACAAAGGCTCATTTAAATAGAATATGAATAAACCCATCCAAAGATGGGTTTATTCATAATGTTGAAGAGCAGCGAGTATCAGTTTTTTATGCCGTTTAACCATAGTTTTAGATATCTCAACTGCACATCGAACTTGTCTCATACAATGATCTGTAATGCGACCTTTTAGCACGTCACCATATTGGATGGCTATTTTCTCTTTAATAATTTCAAGATCGAAAGCAGCATGAGCCTCAATGCAATTAACAAATGAGTCCCATTTAAGAAAATCATGGTCCTCTCTATTAATTTCGACCTGACAAGCCATAAGATCATTGTTTCTCTTAATAAATTCATTTATATCTGAATTTATTAGAAGAACTAAAAGAGGTTCACAGCAAACAACCACCATATATTTTACTTTAGGTGGGGTCGTAAAATCACAATGAAGATACAATACATCACCGGGTGATATACCTCTTTCACGACTAAAATTAGCCTTAAAATCAGGAGGGAAACAATCACCCAGCATAAGTATCAATATCCGTTCTTCAGATAATCCAGTATTAATTTGCTATTTTTTAGCTGTGCAACTATCGATTCCAAAGACATCTCACCATTGTGATCTGCCTGTTCCCATGCCGCGTCATGGCTCATGGTTCTGATAGCTTCAAAGGACATGTTTCCAAGCATCGCGATAGACTTATCAATACACTCTAAATCTGAGTCACTAAAAAAGTCTTCATCAGCTTCACGGCTCGGCACAATCGTCATACCTGATACAGAAAATGCTTTTCGCACAGAATCGACATCACAATCATTAGGAATGTAACGTCCATCTCCACGAGCAATTTTTATAATATCGTATGTGTTGCTTGCTACAGGCCCATCCTTCATAGCGTTATAGTGATCGCCCGTTATGAGGCGTCCAAAACTTTCAAGGTGAAACCTGTCAGCATAATAAAGAATTTTTCCGACATGATAGATATCTGGGATCGGTGCTTTAGAGGCGACGTACAGAATGGCCTCTAAAGCCTTTTCTGAATCAAACCTTACATTTAGCAT